AAGTTCCTATTATCGTTGAAGGCGGCGGTGCTGTTAAAAAGATAGATAAACTTTTAAATCGTTCACCAAACCCTTTTGAAGATAGAGTTAAATTATTTAGACGTGCTTTCTTAGACTATATGTTAGATGGTAACGCATTTTTCTACTATGATCGTACTAACCTTTATGTGTTACCAGCTAATGATATGGAAGTTATTCCAGACGATAAAACTTTCATTTCACATTTTAATTTCTTAGTAAGAAATGTTCAGTCTTCAAGTGTTTATGGATATGGTAAACAAACTACAAGACAAGAATCATCTCTTAAATTTGGTACTGATGAAATTATTCATATTAAGTCTGATAATGAAGATAGTATTTATCGAGGCGCTCCTAAATTAAAATCAATTAGACGATTAATTGAACTTTATTACTATTTAATTAACTTCCAACGTCAGTTCTTTAAAAATAACGGTGTTCCAGGTCTTGTTTTACAAACTGATTCTGTTTTGAGCCCAAAAGTTAAAGAAAGACTATTAGAGCAGTGGAGACAGAGCTATTCTACTATTTTTGGCGGTGCGAGAAGCCCTGCTATTTTAGACGGTGGATTAAAGATTGATCGGTTCTCAGATATTAAGTTTAGTGAGCTTGACTTTGAAGCTTCTGTAGAGCGAGTTCAACAAGATATTGCAAAAGCTCTTGGTGTTCCTTATGTTCTATTAAAGAGTGGTAATAACGCTAATATTTCTGCAAACCAAGTTCTATTTTATAATCATACTATTATGCCAATTTTAGAACAGTTTTGTAGTGCGTTTTCTCACTTCTTTAATTCAGATATCATCATTCGTCCTGATAGAGCGGCAGTCTCTGCTCTCAGAGCTGATGAAAAGACACAAGCTATGTACTATTCTACATTAGTAAATACTGGTATTATTACACCTAATGAAGCTAGAATAGGATTGAGATTCCAACATCGTGATGATTGTAACGATATTAGAATACCACAAAATATTACAGGAAGTGCTGTAGATCCTTCACTAGGAGGAAGGCCCTCAGAGGGTGATCAAAATACAGCTCCTGATCCTACACAAGGGGATAACCAGAATGGATAAAATGTTTCATGTTTACAGTCCTTTGACTGTCGAGAAACGTGCTTCTTCTAAGAAGAAAAAGGGCCTAAGAATTGCAGGTTATGCTAACACCACCGATAAAGATCGGGCGGGTGATATTATTACATCTGCAGCTTGGGCTAAAGGTGTTGACTATTATCGTAAAAACCCAGTTCTTCTTTATCAGCACAATCACGACAAACCAATTGGACGTGTTGAAAAGATTTCTGTAGATCGTAAAGGTATTTTTGTTGAGGCTTACGTAAGTGACGCAGCAGAAAAACTTCACGGTGTACAAACACTAATTAATGACGGAGCTTTAAAGAGTTTTTCTGTAGGCTTCAGAGTTAAGGACGGTCGTTATGATCGTAATACAGACACAACTATGATTACTGATGTAGAACTTCATGAAATCAGTGTTGTATCTGTGCCTTGTAACCAAGAGAGTTTATTCAGTGTTAGAAAAAGTTTTGAATCTAATGCTGAGTACGAAGCTTTTAAAGAATCTCTTAAAAAGGATGCTTTAAAAGACGAAGTGAAAATGATGGAAGGCATTTACGTTGGGATTACTGGTAATAAGCAAGGCCACTACCATACAATTGAGATGGACTCAAGTGGCAATGGTGTTACTACCTATTCCTCACACGGCCAAAAGCATTATCACAAAATTGTGAATTATACCGTTGAAGAGGCAGAAGGACATAGTCATGAGATTGTGTTCCTCGTTCAGCCTTCTAATAGTGTTGATTCACTTGATAAACCAGAAGAAGAGTCTCGGCCTATGTCTCCAAGTGAGGCGGAAGCAAATGGTTCAAACAAGAACCCAAACTATTCTTCTGTAGTTCTATATTCTGAATCAGAGGAGAACACGATGACTAAAGAAATCGAAGAAGTAATCGAAGATGAAGTCACTGTAACTGCTGAAGAGGAAGAGAAGGAAATTATTAAGGAAGTCAATCTTGATGAAGACCTTGAGACACTGTCTGAGGAAGATGATGAAGATGAGGACATTACCCTTTCATCTGACCCCTATCAGCCTATTCCTTTTGTGAATCTTCTAAGTGCAGAGACTGCACAAATTAAAAATGGTGCTTTTGCAAAATTTAAAGGAAAGCGGTATCAAGTATCTAAAATTGCTACTGCCCAAAGCCCCAATTTTCAATTTTTAGAAGTTGACTTAAATGGTAAATCATTAGATAATACTATTACAGTAGGAGCTGAAGATTTATCAGTTGTTAATTTCTGGGACCTAGAATCACAGTATGATTTAACAATGGTTTCTACAGAATTTAAGAGTTTAAGTGATGCGGAAAGAGCCTCAATTAAGAGCAATTTCGACTCACTAGTAACAGTTTCCGAACAAGAGCTTTATGCAGTAAAAGAGAACGAAGCTGTTAAGAACAGCGAACTTTTACAGGAAAAGCTAAATAAAACACTAAACCTACTTACTACACCATCATCAGAATGGAATGACACAAACTATCACATTGCTAATATGATGCTAAATAACATCAATGAGCTTAAGAGTATTGACTGCGAAGATGGCGAAGAGACTTCCAAGTATCTAGCCTTATTAGTAAACGGTCATAAGACTACTAAGACTATAAAGGAGAATGAAACAATGGCAACCGAAAATGCAGGTGACCCAATTGTACTAGAGACTGAAAAGAAGGCTGCCCCTGTAACTGAAGAGGTTACAGAGAAGGCTGAAAAGGAAGTCTCTGTAAAAGTTGGTGATAATAACACAGAGAAGCTAGTCGAGAAGGCTGGTGACGCTGTTCTACGTGCGGCCGATGAAGCCGAGCGTAATGGTGAGGCAACTCGCAAGACCCGTGAGGAGCTTGACGAGCTTAAGTCTCAGATTGCAAAGTATAAGGACGAGATCAAGGCTATTTCTGAGAGCAAGCATGTTTATCAGGCAGAGCGTTCACGTTCACAGTTCAGCGAGAAGGAAATGGCTAACGCCTTCCTACTTGCTAAGGCCCTTAATCGTCGTGACCCATTCGATACAAAGATGGGTGACAAGATCAAGGCTGTTACATCAGTTGATCAGTTCCTAAGCAACTTCTCAACAAACATCTACGAAGAGATGGAGCAGCAGCTCGTTATTGCTCCAATGTTCGATAGAATCCAGGTCGATGCAAAGACATTCCGTGTCCCAGTCGCCAATGAGGATACAGACGATCAGGTAGCACAGTTCGCTTCTGGCACATATGCCACAGGCGTTGGTGATACATCAAACGTCCCAACCTCAAACCAGCACGCCATCAGCTCAGTGGACTTTACTCCACATAAGTTCATGGTTACAACACATCTTGCTAAGGACGAAGAAGAGGATACAATTCTTCCTCTTATCGACTTCCTACGTCGTGCAGCAACCCGTCGCCTATCACGCTCAATTGATAAGGCAATCCTTCGTGGTACTGGTGCCCTAACAGGCTTCACAGCCAACCCAGGTGGCACATCAACATATGCCTCTGTTGTTAAGGGTATTACCACAATGGTTAACCAGGTTGCAACAAACGGCCTAACAGTTCGCACTGCAGACGGTGATACAAAGGCTACAGCAGCTAACATCGCCTCCGCTCGTGCACTAATGGGCAAGTACGGCCTACAGCTTGGTGACCACCTCGTATATCTAACCACAATCGAGGGTTATAACGAGCTAGTCACAACTTCTGACTTCCGCACAGTCGATAAGTTCGGACCAAACGCCACATACCTAACAGGTTCTGTTGGTGCTATCTATGGTATCCCAGTTGTTATTTCTGAGTTCCTAGATAACGTTGGTTCTAACTCAGCTGACATTGGTGCTCTAGTCTACAAGCCAGGCTTCATGATTGCAGAACGTCGTGGTATTGAGATCGAGAGTGAGTACGAGCCACGCCAGCAGGTCACAGCGATGTACATGAGCACACGCTTTGACTTCAAGGCTCTCTCAACTGTCGGTAGCGGTGCAAACGTCAGCACAACATACAGCTACGCTGCAACAATCAGAACACTTGCCTAATTTTAATTAGCAAATTTCTGATAACCTTAGATGGGAGAGGGAGGTAGGTTAACCTGCCTCCCTTTTCCTACTTATAACACAGGAGAAACTTTTATGATTGAGAATATTATGAATATTGACGATGAGGAAGAGGCACGTAGAATCTTAATGAGACTTGGTAATGGCCTTACTCAGGTTGATATGTATATTAATGACTGGAAAGCTGCAAAAGCTGCTGCGAAGCCAGCCCCAGTTAAGCAAAAAGTAGTAACGGCAGCCGCTGTTGAAAAAGAGACAGCTGCTCCTGCTAAATCAAAGACAACAATCGTTACAAAGTAAGGAGAGGGTAAGCAATGTCTAGTAATTATGGAAAATATCCATTTGTTTCTTTAGTACAAATAAAAAACTATTTAAATATTACAAGTTCTAATGAAGATGCTAGACTTAGTAATCTCTTAGCTTTTGCTTGCGGTGCGGTTGAAAATTATATCGGACACGAAGTTTTAAGTAATTCTTATTCTGAAGTGTTTGATGGTGGAAAATCTTCTGTTTTTGTATCTAGACTACCCCTACAAAATGTTCATTCTGTTACAGAATATGACGGCACAGCTTATAGAAGACTAAATAATCCACAAACTGATGGATCATCTGTCACACGTATAAATTCGAACCATACTATGACTAGCAGTGGAGGACCTGTTCTTAAAACACGTTATAAAAAGTTTGGGGACTCCTCTGCCTTTTTTGATGGATCAGATGATTTTATTTATTTAGCAGACTCAGATGACTGGTATTTTGCTGATTCTGACTTTACTATTGATATGCAGGTACGATCTAATTCTTACTCTGCTAATACTATTTTTATGTCTCAAGCAGCAGATGTTAACAATCTTTGGTCGCTTGGGTATGACACTACTAATGGATTTACTTTTAGAGCAGTATCTGCTGGAACTGAAGTTGTTAATGTGACTCATGCTGCCTCAACTGGTTATTCTGCAAACACTTTCCATCATGTAGAAATTGTTCGTTCTGGTTCTTCTTGGACTTTATATAGAGATGGCACTTCTGTTGGTACACAAACTACTTCTAACGTGATGCCTGATATATCTGCTCAACTTGAAATTGCAAGACAAAATGTTACTTCAAACTATCAATACTTTAATGGGTTTGTAGATGAAACTCGTATCTCTCACGTAGCTAGAGATACAGCTGCATTTACTGCTCCCGCGTATCAACACGCTACTGATGATAATACAGTTTTTCTATCTCATTTTGATGGGTCTAATGATACTGCTACTTTCCAAGATGATCATGCAACTGTAGAAGACTTTTTATTCTATCCTGATACTGGTGAAATTAATAAAAATATCGGAGACGGCACAGGAGACTTTGGATTAACTATTGTAGGAGCCTCAACCTTTAAAAACTATCCTCGTGGAGTTCGTGTTACTTATAAGTCTGGATATGATAGTGGTTCTGTACCACAAGATTTATTGATGGCAACGATGGACTATGTAAAAATGTTACATAAAGAACGTCAAGAGTCACAAGGATTTACTTTCCAAGGAGAGAGTGTTCAGAACATAGCTCTAAGTGCTAATTTTCCTGCCCATATTCGTCGTATTTTAGACTTATATAGGGTTGTTATGTAATGGTAGCATCTAGTCAAGTTTATATTACTTTCCAAAACAAAAGATTTACTATTCCTCAATTTTTAGCTTTTAGACAAAGAGTTGGTACTTTACGTGGTAAGGTTGCTTCTAAAAGCTTAACTAAAACATTATCTAATTCTTATAAATTCTATTCTGACGCTGTTGATTTACTTATTGCTAAAAGTGTTGGAGCCTCTCAAATTGGTGCTGTTAGTGGTAGAGGTTTCCAAGCAGACTTTATAGACATAGATGGTTTATCAGAAGCTAAAACTATTACTACAAGAATTAGTGATACAGGAGAAATATCCGCAAATAAAATTACTCTTGGTAGTATAAATGTTAGAAATATTAGAGACATTGCTCAAGATGGAGTAGTTAGGTTACCTTCTGGACAATTAAGACAAGCTACAGAGGAGTTTGCTTTATCAGGAAAAGGACAAGATAGATTTGCTAATAGATTAATAGGTCTTCCTAGATCCGCAAGAAAAAAATGGTTAAATGATACTTCAAAGAGAAATACTCCTTACGGAAGAGCAGCAAGACAAATCATAAATAATATACAAGCAAAAGCTGGTAAAATTTATGTAAGTACTCCTACTTTAATTGGTGGCGCTCAAATTAGGCAAATTGGTTGGACTTGGCAAGATATTTTAAGTAATCCTCAAGCTAATATTGTTTCTAAAGGAAAAGATTCAATTGATGTTGAATTTAATGAGCAATTAGTAACAAAAGTTTTAAATGAAACTACTCAAACTAAGGAGTTTATTAACTTAAATAATGATCTTGTAAAAGAGATTGAAAAGATTTTAAATCAAGGGCTTTTTACAGAACAAACTTTTCAAGAATTGGCAAAAATAGATTTTGATTTTAAAAAGCTAATTTCTTGGGAATCAGGGTCTATTAGAGTTTATACTACTAAGATTAAAGAAGGTAGTAGAAAAGATTCTAATTTAAAAGTTATTTCAGATGCTCAATTAACTGCGTTAGTTCAGAGAGAGACTGAAAGAAGGATGCCTCACGGTCCCGCGAGAGGAAAACCTTTGAGTTCTACTGTTTTAACTTATAGATCGGGGCAGTTTGTAGATTCTATTAAAGTAATACAAGATTATAGAACTAGATTAATTACTTATTATTATGCTCCTAACTACAAAGTCCACGAAAAACGGGGGGCAAGAGCCCCAAGAATTTTACTACAAGGCTCTATTAGAGATACCGTAAGAGCAGTATATGGAGAGCGGTTCAGAATCGTAAGAGGTTTTTAAACTGGGCACGAATCTGTTTTAAGAATTTAGGATTTGCTTTGTAAAAAGCAATTTGCTATA